ATGAACCAGATCCATCAGCTTGATTTGCTGCCTCACTAATCCAACGGTGTGGATAGTAGTTAGACATCAACTCGTCATTGTTATAACGTTGATTTTTGCTTAATACATCAATATAGTTGTAAACATATTTTTTAATATTGAATCCACTACGGCGAAGATTCCATAACAACATACCTTTTGGATATAATGCTGGATTTGGTGCATCAGGATCTAAGAAATCACTGGTTAATAAGTCAATAATTGAACTTGGATTTGCTGAACGGCCATTAGTATCCCATCTTGCATCATGAAATAGAACCCCATTTTCAGTAGTTTGATCTGAGTTATCAACCAATACCCATTGTTTAGTTAGATAATCATATTTGTAAATCAATGGATAATTTTCTAAATCAGCTGTACTAATCCATAAATCACCATTTTTTAATTCAGTTAACCCATCAGATTGTGTAGTTGGAGCAGTTGCACTTACTATAGGACCTTGGCTATCAGTTGCACCAACGCCGTTACCTAAGTTTACATTACGATATCCAACCCATGTTGTACCATTGTGAACTAATATATCAACATCTTCAATATTACCGTTGTACCATAATTGACCATTTGCTGTTAAAGTAGTTGGTGCATTTGAACTTGCTGTTGCAAAAGATTTAGTTTTATCGGTTGATGAAACTGAAGACCAATTACTAGCAACATATGTACCAGCGATACCAGAAGGTGCTGCGTAGAAGTTTGCAGTAGAAGTTACTGAATATAATTTAGATACTGGAGTATGTGATCCATCTACGAATGTAATTTCTCCACCTTTAATGTGGCTAATAACTACTTGATTAGTTGTTGTAGCAGATGCTACTACATTAGTAAATCCAGCTGCATTAATTTGGCTAACAATTGCTTCGATTACCGTCACCGCAGTATCTCCATTTGTAACAGTAAATGATAAAGATTTAGCAGAATTACTATTTTCAGCAATTGTAAATGTATAGGTGTTTGCAGCAAATGTTGAATTTGTTACAATAGCAGATGTGACAGTTGTTGGTCCAACACTAGCACGGCGATACAATTTAAAATCTGCATATTGTGGATGAACAATACTATTTTGAGTTACAGTAGCACCTGAATCATTATATTTAACATACATTGTGTTAATAGGTAAGTTAATACCTCCACCAATTGCGTCCAATCCATCAATAGCATCTATATTATTTGCATATAGTGATACAGTAGCCGGTGTCCACTGAGCTGCTTTAGAATTATATTGATTCACAAACCAGTGTGCTCCAGAATTTGGAGTAGTTGTTTTAATCCAAACTGCACCAGAAGCAATTCCGTTGTTAGATCCAGTATTATCAATTGCTTTGAATAATGGGATTTGTGTATGGGAACTAATTTGTAATGCTGGTGCTAAAAATGTTCCAGTAGTTTCACCAGTAGCTAAAATACCAGTTGCTATTGCAGCAGATCCAGAAATTACTAAGTTTGGCCCAGTTGAGAATAATTGTAATTTATTATTTACAATACCAGCAGAAATCTTAGTAGTTGTGGTCTGTGCATTTATCGCAGTTACAAGTGTACTTAAATTTGTAACACTTGTCATAGTAATAGTTGTAGTATTGATTGTTAATGTATCAGATGATCCGACTGTTATTGCACTTTGAAGTTTTGAACCTTGCGCGGTTGGCCAACTTGCAACCCATTCGGTTGATCCAACTTCAACCCATTTAACACCAGATGCTGATGTTGTAATTGGTTTTTTAAACCATAGATTAATAAGACCAGATACTGCAACAATTGCATAACTACCGATTGCACCAAAACTAGCTTTTGGAGTATAATCTTGCCCAGCAAAATCAACAACATAATTAGGATCAGTAATAACATATGGTTTTTGGACAGTAAAAGATTGTCCACCTGCTACAGTAGCTGGATTTGCATCCCATTGAAAAATACCGTATTGAGTATCAGCAGTATCAATCCACACGGTTCCATCTACTGGCAGACCGGCAGGTGCATCAGCAGATTCTTCAAGTTGTGATAAATCAATATCACCACGAACTACATACGCACTATTGCTTACACCTAGAAAGCTGTATGCGGCTTGTAAACCATATTCGTTTAATTCACCAGCATGAACTGGATTATTGTTAGCATCAGTTTGGAAAATCGGAGTTCCAAAAGTATCTGATAAATCTTTTTGGCTAGTCATTAAATAAACTTGACCAGCATTTGCTTTTAAAGTACCTGGTGCAATACCTGTACCTGAACCGTTTTGCTTATTTTCGGCAGAAGCAACAACGATTAATGGAACTGTACCCGGTGCGGAAGGGGTGTAAAAACTTTCGTCAATTACAGTAACGCTTACGCCTGGTGATTGAAGTTGAGCCATAATATATTCTCCATGAACAATGTCTAAATAGATCTCTTTGTGTATTTAGTAAATTTCAGGGTTTTATATGGCGATAAGGGGTATAAAAAGGGATAATAAAGGGGTGATATCAATAAATATTAATATGAGACCACTATGTAAATGCGGATATAGACCAGCAGCGATAAATTATATAAAGAATGAAAGAACTTATTATAGAAAATTATGTGAAACTTGTTTAAAGAATGGGTTATATCATGGTATACCCAGATGGTTTCGGTCTGGGTATACTATAAAAAATCAATGTGATAAATGTGGATATAAATCGCAATATACAGAAATATTTGCGGTATTTCATGTTGATGGAAATTTAAACAATTGTAGACCAAGCAACCTTAAAACAGTGTGCTCCAACTGTCAACGGATACTACATCTAGAAGGGATATATTGGAAGCAAGGGGATCTTCATCCTGACCTATAACGTGCGTCTGTACACTATTATATAAGTCTGAAATAGATCCATTATTTTCTATAATTACATCGAATTCTAATCCATACCAAGCCCACTCACTTTCGTGAACACCATAACGTCTTAACAATATTGATTTACTAATACTATCACCACGTAATGCATCTTTAACATATGGGTGCCAGTCTGGTTCTGGACCACGTTTTACCCGGATGATTTTCCCACCAGCTGCCCTAATTGCTTGAAATTCATTTGGGAATCTACAGTCTGAAATGACTATATTATCTTTACTTCTTCGAAGTTTATTTTCAAGACTAGCAATCCAAATATCTTGGTGAAACCCATCACGACATACCTCAGTTCCCCAATTTTGTAAAACCCATCGAGGTGTTATGTTTATCCCAAGTCTTTTTGTCCACCATTCATCTTGCTTTTCTCGCCATACACGAGATTCTTGTGTTCGGCCTTCAAGTAGTGTCCTGTCCCATCCGAATATTACTGACACCGCATCTTTTAATGATGCGGCAAATGATTCACATCTAAAACTGTGAAAATTTGCTAGATAGTCCGCTACCGTACCTTTCCCAGATCCAATTGATCCGACTACACCTATAATCATATTACTTTCTCCTTGTAACCATAGTATTATATCAAATGATTACAAGGATGTCAATATTGATTAAATACATCTTCAAATAATTTATCAATAGTTTTATCACATCGCATACCTTTGCTGCTATTTAAGATAGGTTCTAACATTCGTAAATTAGTCCAATGTGATATAATATAAGGTGGAATTCCATTTCGAAACCCCTCCTGAATGCTATAAATATGATCCAAATTATAGGCGCTTCGTTTAAGTCTTTCTGGATTTATTTTATCAAAATTGGTGTTCCAACTATCTTTAGTCAAACGTTTAACAGCTGCATAATAAATATCTCTACTACTTCGTAATTCAATTGGGGTTATTTGTCCTTTTTCAACTTTAGTTTTATATTGTATTTTACGTACATCTGCGAGTAATAATGTGCTTTTAACTCCATATTTTTTTAAACATGATTCTTCAATTTTTTGTGTTCGTAATTTGATTTTTTCAGCATCCATTTTAAATGGGGTATACATTCCGCTTTTAATTAAATCATGTTTAGTTTTGTTTCGTTTTTTCTTAGCATTTTCAGATTGATTATTAAGTTTTCCACGTAAATTTAACAATGTTGTACGTGCAGATGCATTATATGTTTCTAAATATCGATATTCAACCCATTTAACTTCAAATCCTGAAATAGGGCATTTTGGAATAGAGTAAGTATCATTCATTAAATGCCATATACGTTGTTTGGGTTTTGCATCGTCTGGTAAGAATGATGTAATATCAAGAATTTCACTCCATAATTCTGGATGTGTCCTTTTTAGCATTTTCGTTGCCGACTTATTGTATGAGGTATCATCTTGTAATATTTTTGTAAGTATATTTTTCATACACTCATTTATCCTATTATAAATATATACCTCATTTTTTAATCAACCGAGGACGAATGAATATCCTGTCCCACCAGATACCAATAATTCTAATTCTTTATCCAACGCAGCTAATTCTTCTTTTGCAGCCGATTTTAAATCATTACCATTAAGCGTTATACCACCGCTTGTTGGCCCAGCTATTGATGCAAATAAACTTCTAGCTTCACCAAGCATCATTTTACATGTTGCCAAGGTATAATCACGCAACCATTGTTTAGCGTAAATATCAGTTAATAATACAAAGTCAGGTCTGAAATTGTATGATTGAATTAGTATTTGTTCACCTTGTGCAAATGGTCTTTGTAAAATATCTAATAAGTGACTAGTTGGTTTCCATTTAAATTCAATATAACTACCAAACATACGTCCAACTAGTTTTTGATATCCTGCAAATAATTCATAAGTTGCTAATCCACCCATCATACTACCACTCATTAAGTAGGTATTCGTATATGCCAAGTTAAATGGTTCAAATAATGTACCACCACCGCCCATACCGGATCTTGATCCGATTGCACGTCTAAAAACTTGTCTAACTTCAATAATTTCGTCAGGAAGTCTATATTCATTTTGATCTTGAATTAATTCCAAGAAACTATAGCTTTCTTCAACGGCATTTGGGCTGCGTTGTCTATATCGGGTTAATGCTCGATCAAGAGCAGTTTCATAGTGAATTGGATCCAAGTCAATATCGATCATTCCATCACCTAACATAGCTTTTACATAATCAAAAACTTTGTTACGTTCGATAGTTGATGTGGTAGTTGTATCTGTAAGCAGTTCAGTCATAATAGTTCTCCAACTATATTTATCTGATAAATATCATATAACACCGGAGAATTACGTTGCCACGTCTAAGCATGTACAAACCCGAAAAGGGAAATAATTACAAATTTATAGATCGTCAGATTTCAAGAATGTTTCAAGTTGGTGGAACTGATGTTTATGTCCATAAATATTTAGGGCCATCTATTGCCGACTCTGGGACTGCAGATCAACCAATATATGATTCTGTTTCTAATACCAATATTCAAGATATGTTATTACTAGAAAACCGTGATAGAAAATATGAACCAGAAGTGTATCGTATTAGGGGATATTATAACGTTGAAAATATTGATTTCAATTTGAGTCAATTTGGATTGTTTATCGATAATGATACCTTATTCATGACTGTGCATATCAACGATTTCATTAATTATGTTGGTAGAAAACCAATTAGTGGTGATGTAATTGAAATACCACATTTAAAAGATGATTTTGCATTAAATGATTTTGATGTTAGTTTACCAAGATATTATGTAGTAGAAGATGTTGGCCGTGCTAGTGAGGGATTTTCTGTAACATGGTTCCCAC